CAAGAACCGCGTGCTGTGGGCGCGGCTCAACCTGAACAACCCGAACGCGACGGCGGTGAAGATCGCGATGTCGGAACTGTCCGCCATCTGCCACGCGGTGGGCGTGATGCAGCCGCGCGACAGTGTGGAACTGCACAACCTCCCGCTGGTGATCGTCGTGAAACTGCGGAAGCGCGAGGATACGGGTGAGCTCACGAACGAGATCAAGGGTTATGAGCGGAAGGTGTCCGCCGGGCAGGCGCAGTCGGCTCCTGCGACGGATAACACGCCTCCTTGGAAACGGTAGGTCGGGAGCTTCTGATGGAACTGCGACCTTACCAGAAAGAGGCTGTCGCCGCTGTCTACGATCATCTGCGCAAGCGGGACGACCACCCTTGCGTGGTGATCCCGACGGCGGGCGGCAAGACGCCAGTGATGGCGACGATCTGCCGCGATGCAGTCCAGCAATGGGGCGGGCGGGTGCTGATCCTGGCGCACGTCAAGGAACTGCTCGAACAGGCGGTCGAGAAACTTCAAACGATGGCCCCGGATCTGTGGAACCGGATCGGGGTTTATTCGGCGGGCATGAAGAGCCGCGACACGGAACACCCGATCATCGTTGCGGGCATCCAGAGTGTGTACCGCCGGGCGGCCGAACTGGGCAGCATCGACCTGATCCTGATCGACGAGGCGCACATGCTGCCGCCTGACGGCGAGGGCATGTACCGCACCTTTCTGGCCGAAGCCCGCGTGGTGAATCCCAACGTGCGGCTGGTGGGCCTGACGGCCACGCCCTACCGCATGAGCACTGGGTTGATCTGCGGGCCGGAGAATCTGCTGAACCACGTCTGTTACGAAGTCGGGGTGCGCGAACTGATGGCGCAGGGCTACCTGTGTCCGCTCAAGACCAAGGCTGGACGGCGCAAGGCCGACACGTCGGGGCTGCACCTCCGGGGCGGCGAGTTCGTGGCGGGCGAGGTCGAGGATCTGATGGACGATGACGGGCTGGTGCGCTCGGCCTGCGGTGAGATCGCCGAGCACGCGATGGACCGGCATTCGGTGTTGATCTTCGCCGCCGGGGTGCAGCACGCCCTGCACGTGCAGCGGGTGTTGGCCGAAATGGGGCTTGCGTGTGGTTTCGTCTGCGGCGACACGTTGCCGACCGAACGCGCCGAAACCCTCAAGCGGTTCAAGGAGGGCGAACTCCGGTGTCTCGTGAACGTCAACGTCCTGACCACGGGTTTCGACGCGCCCAACATCGACTGCGTGGCACTGCTGCGGCCGACGAACTCGCCGGGGCTTTATTACCAGATGGTCGGGCGGGGCTTTCGTCTGGACCCGTCCAAGGAAAACTGCCTCGTGCTGGACTTCGGCGGCAACATCCTGCGGCACGGGCCGGTGGACGCGCTGGAGATCAAAGAGCGTTCGGGCGGCGGCGGGGAAGCGCCCGCCAAGGAGTGTCCGCAGTGCCGGGCGGTGATCCATGCCTCCTACAGCATCTGTCCGGAGTGCGGCTATGAATTTCCGCAGCCGAAGCGCGAACAGCATGAACGCGAAGCGTCCACGGCAAGCGTGCTTTCCGGCGAGGTCACGGATTGCGAATACGAGGTGATGGGTGTCACCTACAGCGTACACGTCAAGCGCGACGCGCCCGAGGATCATCCGCGCACCATGCGGGTCGAATACCGGGTGGGGTTCCACGATTATCGGAGCGAGTGGGTCTGCTTCGAGCATCGCGGTTACGCACGCGGCAAAGCCGAGGCGTGGTGGCGGGCGCGTACCCGCGAGCCGTTTCCCGAGTCGTCCGAACAGGCGGTGCGGATTTGCGAGGCGGGCGGCGTGGCCGAGCCGGTCTCGATTACCGTGCGGTCGGTGTCGGGTGAGAAGTACGACCGCATCACGCATCACAAACTCGGGTTGATCCCGCCGCGCCTGGACGGAAGCGACGAGATCGATGACGGCAATCTGCCGGAATACAGGGGACCTGAAGACGATGAACTGCCCTTCTGACAAACACGGGAGCGGGACGCTCCACGGCGCGGCGGCGGGCTATCTGGCCGGCGGCCTGTGTGCGCTGCCCGCGATCCGGGCCGAAAAACGCCCGTCTGTCGGCCAGTGGAAGCGTTACCGCAAGCGGCTGCCCACGGAGGCCGAGTTGTCGGCCTGGTTCGCGAACGGGCCTGACGCGGTTTGCATCGTCTGCGGAGCGATCTCCGGTCACGCGGAGATGATCGATTTCGACGTTGGCGGCGAGTTGTTCGACGCATGGGCCAAACGCATCGCGCCCGAGTTGCTGACTCGGTTACCGGTCGAAACGACCCAGCGCGGCGGGCGGCATGTGTTCTACCGCTGCGAAGCGCCGGTGTGCGGCAACATGAAGCTTGCGCAGCGCCGCGAGGGCGACAAGAACGTCACGCTGATCGAGACGCGCGGCGAAGGCGGGTTGTTCCTTTGCACGCCGACGGCAGGGTACGAGGCGATTCAAGGCGACCTGAGCGCACCGCCCATGTTGACCGAGGCCGATCGGGACACGCTGCTGGCGGCCGCGTGGGAACTGAACGAGTACGTGCCGACGCCGGTCGGCGAGACGCGCCCGTGTGTTCAAGGGGGTTGCGAACGTTCGCCCGCGTGTGGCGCAGGCGGTCTGTCCGCCGCGCCGGGGTCGGCGCAGGCCGAACGGCCCGGCGATGATTTCAACCGGCGCGGTGACGTGCGTGCGGCGCTTGAGAAGGCAGGATGGGCGCGGGTGCGCGAGGGCGAGAACGAGTACTGGCGGCGTCCGGGCAAGACCTCGGGCTGGTCGGCAACGCTGAAGGACCGGGCCTTCTATGTGTTCAGCGCCAACGCCGCGCCGTTCGAGGCCAACCGGGCCTATGCGCCGTTCTCGGTCTACGCGCTGCTGAACCACGGCGGTGACTTCGAGCGGGCGGCCGGGGAACTGCGGCGCGAGGGATACGGCGACGCGAGGCCCGCCGACAGCGGCGCGGACATCTCGGCGATTGTCGGGGCGTGCAGGCCGCCGGCGGCGGCGCGCGCGCCCGACGTGCCCGATCCCGGCCCGATGCCCGACGGGCTGCTGCGCATGCCGGGGTTCGTGGGCGAGGTGATGGACTACTGTCTGGCGACGGCTCCCTATCCGAACCCGGTCATGGCGTTCGCCGGGGCACTCGCGCTGCTCGCCTTTCTGGCCGGGCGCAAGGTGCGCGACTCTGGTGACAACCGCACGAATCTCTATCTGCTCGGGCTGGCGCACTCGGCGGCGGGCAAGGACTGGCCGCGCAAGGTCAACACCCGGATCATGCACGAGGCCGGACTGGCCAACTGCCTCGGCGAACGCTTCGCCAGCGGCGAAGGCATTCAGGACGCGCTCTTGCAGACGCCGGGTATGCTGTTTCAGACGGACGAGATTGACGGCATGCTCCAGTCCATCAACAAGGCCAAGGACGCGCGTTACGAAGCGGTCATGTCCACGCTGCTGACGATGTTCTCATCGTCCAACAGCGTGTTCCCCGTGCGCCGCAAGGCCGGCAAAGAGGCACCCGGGGTGATCAATCAGCCCAATCTGGTTGTCTTCGGCACGGCGATCCCGAACCACTATTACGAGGCGCTCTCCGAGCGGATGCTCACCAACGGCTTCTTCGCCCGCATGATCATTTTGGAGGCCGGACCGCGCGGCACGGGACAGGAGCCGGTGATCCGGGAGCTGCCGCCGACCGTCTTGGCGAACGCCAAGTGGTGGGCGGACTTTCGACCGGGCACGGGCAATCTGGAGAACTGGAACCCCGTGCCGGTTGTGATCGACCACACCGACGAAGCCAAGCGGCTGTTGATCGAGACCCGCGAGCGGGCCGAGGCCGAATACACCGCCGCCGAGGGCAAAGGCGATTCGGTCGGGACTACGGTCTGGGGGCGCGTGAGTGAGCAGGTACGCAAACTGGCGCTGCTGTACGCGGTCAGCGAGAACCATCTCGCGCCGCGGATCGGCCTTGCCGCCGTCGAGTGGGCGGCGGCGTTCGTGATGCACCAGACGCGGCGGATGCTCTTCATGGCGGCGGGTCACGTCGCCGAGAACCCGTTTCACGCCGAATGCCTCAAGGCCGTGGAGAAGTTGCGCAACGCGCCGGGGAACGAGTTGCCGCACAGCGTGCTGCTCAAGCGTATGAAGTTGGACACCAAGGCGTTTGCGGCGCTGGTGGAGACGCTTGAGCAACAGGGCGATATCGAGGTCATAACCACGGCTAGACCGGGCTGGCATATGCGCTCGTACCGGCTTACAGGCGGGGTGAAACATGAGGGTGAAACATCAGCGGGGGGTGAAACATGAACGACAGCGCCCTGCTCATGATTCCCCAAGTTTCACCCAAGATTCACCCCGGCAGGGTGAATCTTGAAAAACGCGAAAAAGGCCTAAATATAAAGAAAAACAACAACTCTCTCTTCATGTTTCACCCTTTCACCCCCACCCCCCCGCGCGATGCCTGTACGCGTGTTTTTGCATGTGTACGCGAGGGGGTGGGTAAAAGGGTGAAACTTGGGAAACATGCTTTCGTGTCCGCTGGGTGGCGGACGCATAACCAAACCGAGAAGGAGACGATATGAAGACGACGACACTGACGGCGATGAGGGCGATCTATGA